TCGGGCCCGACGTCCAACACACCGCAAACGTAGGCGACGTAGGCGCTCGTGTCGTTCAGGTCTTCGGGTGGCGCCCAGCGGTGGATGATCTGGTTGACCGTGTTCAACCCGTACTTCCTGAGGTACGTGTACATGATCGACGCGATGGCACGCGTGCCGTACGCCATGCTCGTGAACTGGCAGAAGGCCGAGTCGGTCTGCTCGAGCGCAAGGCCCTTCCAGGCTTGGCCGAGTCGGATGTTGCCCGGGTTGTTGTTCCGGACGCCACGTGGGACACTCATTGACGCTCTCCTTGACGCTGCTGCGTGGTTGGGGCCCAAGCGGGCCGGGACCGAACTTGCCACTTTGCCCATCCAGACCCGACGGCGTAGGCCGACAAGCCGGCGTAGAGCAGGAGCTCGTTGATGGACTCAAGGTCGACGTGATGCATCTCGATGGCCGAAGCGCGTAAGAGCGACCAGCAGCCGACAATCGCGAGCCCGATGCGTTCGAGCAGCGTGTCGTTGTAGGCCGGGTGGAAAATCCCAAGCGCGCAGATGAGGCCAACCAGCGACAGCGACGCAACCGAGATGAACTGAATGAGCATGATCAAAGTCCTAGACGTCGAAGGACCCGGTCCACGAGGTCCTTGGGTTGGAGTGATTCAACGGCTTCAAACACTTTGGCCGTGACGGCCATGCTGAAGAGTCCGGTCAGGAACCCAGCGAGCTCTCGGTCGGCGCCGGCATGACTCGCAACGTACGGCGCGCCGTAGTAGGCCGCAAGCGCACCTGCCACGAAGAGCACGACGCGCCGCGGCCACGTGTCCCGCAAGAGGAACACGGCCACGAGCGAGCCGAGCCAATCAGAGAGGTGCTTGAAGTAACCAGAAGGGTCTTCCACAACGAGGTCCAATCATAGATTTTTGTTAGGCGATCACTTTTAGACTGGACCTTGAGGTCTCTGTATTGGTTAGGCGGCTGGGGTGGGGGTCATCAGCCAGCCGCGAACAGCGTCCAAGCCGCCACCGCTGTTGCCTTATAGGCATACAACCCTGGACCGGTGGCGTTGGTGTTGTAGAGGATGTCGCCGGCCGCCGGCACCAGCCGCGCAGGAGGCGCAGCGCCACTTGCGCCGAGGTCAACTTGGCAGAAGATGCCGCTGATACTCACGCTGGTCGTGCCGCCGAAGCTGCACAGGAAGCCGGCTTGGTGCTGAATCGGTCCGCACCGAATCTTCCACGCACCTGAGCCGCCAGCGACAAAATGGTACGTCGAGTTATTGCCAAGGTTGTAGAGGTTGCTGGCGTATATGTTGAACGCCTGCGCGGTGGCGTTGTCGTTCACTGCGGTATTGCAGTGCACATCATTCAACAGCACGCTCATCGTCGTGCCCTGATTGGACTTGGCAATCAACACTTGGTTGCAGTTTCCGCTGATGCTGTTGAAGTGGGCGTTCTGGATGGTGCCGCTGGCGGAAGTTGCGACAAGATTCCCTGAGTTGCCAGGTCCGAGAACCTTTATGTTGCTGAAGAAAACATGCCCCACCGTGGTTGTGCCAGCAACCCGCAAAAAGTCTCCCGCAGGGCCCAAAGTAACGTGCGAGTTTGAGCAGTGGAAGTTGTTTACCGTTAACGTTCCTGATCCGCAGAAGATTGCGATATTGGTCGGCGAACCTTGGTTTTGATACTTGTCTAGGATGATCGTGTCAATGGTCTGGGTGGCGTATCCAAGGTTTAGGAAATAGTTCTGGCCACTGGTGTTGTCGCGAGCCGAGTTGATTTCCAGCTTGTTGATGCGTGACAGCGCTTGGCAGTTGATCTGCGGATCGGTCGCGTTGAACGGCGTGTTGTTGGCGTTGCTGATGATGAGTTGATCCATGTACCCGGCCGTGCCGTTACCTGGGTCTCCCACCGTGATGCAGCCGCGTCCGACCACTTCTCCAATCGTGGCAGAGCCAAGCGAATATCCGTCCGCAACAGCGAACTTGATGCCGCTGTTGGTGTTCTGCGATTGGTAGTTCACCCGGTCAATGCGCAGCACACCCATATGCGCGGAGCCTGATGGACTTGCCGTGCCGCCGAAGGCGCCGGAGTTGGGAGAGAAGCCCCAGGCAATCGTGTCGTCGTAGCACCCAGAGTTGTCCACCGTTCCAATAAGCACGTTGTTTGATGCTGCGGAAAACTGAAGGCCGCCGCGCGAATTGAAAGTGCTGGTTCGTGAGCAGCGATACACTGGGTATTTGCAGTTCCCCATGTTGTAGTTTGTGACACCGCCATCGCGCGAGTTCACGACATTTCGGAACCAGAATTCAGAATTTCCGACGTTCACAAACAATCCAACTTGCCCCCAGATTGCGTCTGAGGTGTGGTTGTCGGCGTCGTAGTTCATGCGCCAGACATCGACGAAGATTTGCGTATCCCCCGCGACGTAGCCGACAGTACTGGACGACTCCGCAACGCCTGGGTTGACGTAGGTCCAAGAAACGCCATCCAGCGAGCCGGAGATTTCTTGCGGTCCGTTGAACGTGTTAGCGCCTGTCGCCCCGGTGATGTAGATATGGTCCCCAACCAAGCGGCGATGCCCGGCCTCGGTCACGGTTACGGTGCCGTAGTAACCGACCACCGTCGTACCCGTGCTGGATGTCGTCAACGCAGGGCCGTTGGGGTATGCGCTGACCTGGAACGTGTTTGTCGTGCACGAGCCCGGGGTGACGTAGTACACCGTACCCGCAGTCAAGCCCGTTGGCATTGCCGCTGCACTGAACGTGACAGGATCGTTCGCGCCGCGCCCGTGCGCTGTCCAAGTGCAAACGCCAGGCGCCGCGCTGGTCCATGTCACGCTGGCTGTCGTGGTCGTGCGGGTGATATTGGCTGCAGGAATAGCGTTGTATCTGCCAACCCAAATGCGCGATGTCGCCGGGTTGGTGATTGCGGCAGAGCTGCCAACAACGATCTTCCAGCCATAGGTGTCCCCCGATCCGGTCAGTGCAGTGATCGTCTGCAGCCCGTTGACACTGGTGTTCCCGGTGGTGTTCTCGATGTAGACCTGCTCACCCACGCTGCGGTTATGGCCTGGCTCGATGAAAGTCACCGTTGTCCCGGCAATACTCACGCGCGTCGTCGGGTTGAAAATCTGCTGCGCGTAGTAGTTGCGCACCATGTTGCAACTGACCCCGCTGGCTAGCTTTAGCTCAACGCCTGGCGCGGTGATCAGTCGCGTGTAGCTGCGCAGGTCAATCGTTTTGCCGATGGTGTAGACGCCAGGGGTAACGACCAGGCATTGACCGTTGGCAGACAGAGATGCGGCAATCAGTGCGCTGTTCGCATCAGCATCCGCCGTACTGGTGGACAACACCACAGGCGACACCGCTGCTGCTTCTGCCGTCGTCAGAATTGGATTCCAACTGACTCCGTCACTGAAATAGCTCTTGAGCGTAGTCGTGCCGTCATCGACGTAGACTTCAGCGCCGGTGTAGACGACCGCGCTCATCAGCGCGAACTGCGCCGACGACCTGACGCCGAGGTGGCCCCAAGCAGTGTTTTGTGGGAAGGTCATGATGTTCCTCGGTTGAAGCCCATGTCTGCGGCTTGGCAAAGCTTGGCGAGTTCGAGCAGAGCCACAATTTCACTGAGGTCCATGGCGCTAGCCATGGTCTTGACGCGATAGTTGCGCTCGCCGTTGATTGTGCGTTCATCGACGAAGACCAACGCGCAGTTGGTCCAAGAGCCGAGCTCTTCACTGGCAAGCGCTCGCTCGAGCGTGGATCGCACGGTCTCGTAGCGGCAGTCCTCGACTGCGTCCGTCAACTTGAGTACCGGTGAGTGCGATCTAGGGGACACGACGGCCACCAGCACAGATTATCACCAAGACGCCAAAGATGAAAAGAGTCACGCTGCACCTCCTTGCTCGGCGCTCGGCGCGTCGGCGTAGTAGCACACCATCGACCAGACCTCGCTGGCTTTCAGCGCTTCGGCCTTGGTACGGACCAACTTGACGCTGGTACGGGTGGTGGGCGGTACGTCGTCCGGGAAGACGGTCAGGTTGACCATGTCGTGCCCCCAGACCCGCGTGATAATTGCGGGGTGCTCGGTGGCGCCGTTTGAGTGGATACCATTCACGATGACCAGTTGGCCAAGGGTTGGGAGCCTGGTTGGGAGCGGGAGCATGGCGGCGTCCTTCAATCGTATGGGTTGCGATGCGGTTTGTCGTAGACCTGCGGCTCGAGGTCTTCGTCCTCGTCAGCCTGCTCGAGGTCGAGCCAGCCCGCGTCGCGCAGGAAGATCGTGGCCTGCGTGAACGTGTCCACGTAATCGTCGGCGTCGGCGCCCGGCCCGAACTTGGTCAGCTCGTTGACGAAGGGCCGTGCCCACTCGACGTAGCGCCGGAGGTGCAGCTCGACGCCAGCCTGCGGCTCGGACGTCGCCTCGGGCACGTACACGATGCCGAGCTCGTAGAGCGGCAGCGCTTGGTGGCCGCGCGCTGTCTTGTCGGCGCGACCGGGGTTGTAGCTCTTGACCGGGACGCGCGCCGATCGCAGCTCCTGAATGATGCCGATGCCCGAGCCCTTGTCTTCCACGAGGACGTCGTCAGGCTTGCGGCCGCGGCTCGTCGTGTCGCCCTTGTCGACGCCATACCGGTTCGACCAGTCGGTCACGATCCGCTTCCGAGCCTTGGCGTAGTTCAGGTGTGCGCTCCACGCGTCGAGCAGGAGCATGTTGAACTTATCCTTCTCGTTCTTCCACACGCCCCAGACGGTGCACGCCGTCGGGTCGTTCGTCGTCTTGTCGGTGAAGGCTGTGTCGTAGGACTGCAGCACGAAGTGCAGCGCTGGCCACTTCTTGCCCTTCGGCCACAGCTGCAGGAACTTGTCCTTGAACATGCCGCCGCCGCGCGGCGTGGGCCGCTGCTGCAGCTGGCCAGCGACCGCGTACTCGCCAAGCACCTTCTCGAGCCGTCGCACCTCGCGCTCGGGGAACCGTTCGGGGAACAGGAGCTCGCCGTCCTTCTTGCGCGGGTCGACGAAGCCGATGCTTGTCTTGCACCGACGCTTCGGGTCGAAGCGCATTGGCAGCATCAGGTGCGTGTAGCCAAGGTCCTTGGCGATGATGATACCAGACGTGTCCTTCTCGGCGACGCGTTGCATGATGACGACGATCGCAGACGCTTCGTTGTTGACGCGGGTGGGCAGCGACTCGGTGAACGTGCGTTCGGCGGCCAAGAGCTCGGCATCGCTGTTGCCGCCGTCGACCGACAGCGGATCGTCGAGCAGCACGCGATCGCCACGCGACCCGGTCATGCCGCTGAACGACATGGCCTCACGGAACCCGGTGTCGGCGTTTTCGAACTTGAGGTCAGCCTCCTTGACGAGCTCGATCGGCCAGCGCGCTTGGTACCAAGGACTCTGGATCAGGCGCCGGCACTTGATGTTGTCGCGGATGGCGAGGGCTTGCTTGTGCGCCGTGCCGAGGTACCGCGTGCTTCGGAACCCGGGCCGCGTCCACTCCCACGCCGGCCAGAGCACGCCGGTCAGCAGGCTCTTCATGCAGCCGGGCGGCACGTTCATCAGCAGCCGAGTGATGTGGCCGTCGGTCACGGCGGTCAGGTGTTGGCAGATGGCGTCGAGCGCCCAGCCCCAGCGCAGGTCGGTCTGCGGCTCGAGGATCGGCCACGCCGCCTGGACGAAGTCGACGAGTGACTCGCTCAGCAGCGAGGCCTCGACGGCGACGGCCAGCGATCGGAGGTCGAAGCCTCCCGCTGCGACGTCGCCGTGCTGCTTCACGCCTCGCCTCCGAGCAGCATCATCAGCGCTGCGGCCTGCAGGTCAACGATGGCCAACTCATGTCGCGCTTCGCTGCCGAGTCCGATGACCGTCAGCCTGTTGTCGTCTTGACGCAGCACGAGGACGCCGCGGTAGGCCGTAGCCTCGCCGCGCTCGAGCTTGTCGGCGTGGAGCCGCAGCGTCGCAGGGATGTCGTCGAGGACCGGCTTGGTCCGGCCGGCGTTGACGAGCTCAAGCACGTTCGGCATCACTTCACCACTTTCTTGGTTGGCACCATCGTCTTGCGTGGCGCGACGGCTTCGCCCCGAGCGTTGACCGCTCCGGTCTTGGCGAGCGCTGCAGCGACCCGAGCGTTCTGCGTGGCCTTCTTCGCGGCGTCGCTCGGCGGCAGCGGTGCATCTGGGCCACGGGTTGTGTATCTGGCAGCGATCGCGCCGGCCACGGCCTTGTCGATGACGGGCATGGCGCCTGTGACCTGCGGAGCGCCGACTCCAAGGTTGATGCCGAGCTTCGTCAGCGTCGACAGAAGCGCCTCGCGCTCGGCCCGTGGCAGCGCCAGCAGCTTGGCGACATCGACCTGCGTGGGCTGGTTCGGCAGCTCGACGGCGATCGGCATCTTCCGATGCATGTACGGGGCCGCGGCCTTCGCCGCGTCGAGCCGAGTGAAGAGTGGCGCGCCCTCCTTGTCGAGCATCACCGAGATGAGGAACTGGAGCGGCGTGCAGCCCGCTGCGTTGGCGAGCTCTGCGCGTTCCTCTGCGGTCAGCAAGTCCCTGTACGAGATCGTACCCTTTGGTCGGCCATTCGGATTGCCGCTCTTGCCTGGGGCAAAGGATGTGTCGTTGGTCCGATACGCCACGCTCGTGGTTCCATTGTTGGAGTGAGTGGAGGGCCTGGGTCGACGCACGTTGTCCAACGCGCCAAAGCTTCACCATGTGAAACGATGGACAGTATAGCAGGGGTATACACGGAAAAGCGTCGAGGGGCGCGCCACTACGAAAATATTTTTCCCCCCCTGTACACCACTAGAGAGTTGTGGCCCACTTTTTTGCCCGCTTATTGGGCGGTGAAATGAGTGAGCGGAGCGCGCACAATTACAACTAACTATTAGAGCTACTACCGCTCGAACTTCTTCTTTCTATCTCCTTTGATTGAACTTTCTTTAAAGGATAGTAGAATCATAGAAGTAGAATAAAAGGTTTTCGCGCTCGAATTTCGCCCTATAATTAGGCGTCGTATTATCTGGAGAATCTAATGGCGAATATCTTGGCTCATCTCGCTGAGCTCACGTCCCAAGTCCCGGGCGTCGCGTCCCGCGCTCGACTCAAACCCGACGTCCTCGCGCTGCTCGAAGCGCTCAAGCTACCAGCCGATCACGCTGACTGGCTCATCGGCCCGGGACCGAGGTTCCACGTCCCGAACGGCGACGCGTTCCGCCTTCGCGCCGAGCGCATGGCGCAGAGCCAAGCGCTGGTCTCTCCGCAGCGCGCGATCACGCGGACCAAGTTCCTTTGGATCAGCTGGCCCGAGTACCACGAAGACGGCGGCCTCAGCACGTTGTCCCTCGCTGCCGAGGAGTGCGGCGTGAAGGAGGCGTCCTTCCGTGTCCGCCACAGCCTGGCCAAGCAGCGGCTCCGCCTCGAGTGCATCAGCCCCTGGACTGGGCAGCGCGAGCCAGTCGAGATCGAGCCGCTCGAGCAGCAGCCCACCCTCAAGCACGCCGCCATGGCCGAGGCCATCGCCCGCATCGAACGCGTCCGCGCCCTGCGCGCCAAGCCGAAGTCGACGAAGCGGCGTGGAGCGTACTAGCTCACTAGTACACGTACTAGAAAATAATGTTGTACAACCTACTGGCCACACACTATGATCTAACCATCGACTCGGCAATCTCGCCAGTCGCAACCCGCGCTGAGGAGCACCACATGACCGCCTTCGACCAGATCAAGACCTTCGCCCGTCGCGACAGCGCGACCGCCCTGCTCAAGAAGCTGGGCGTCCTGCGCGCCGACTACGACCAGTTCATCGAGGCCGCCGACGGCCAGTTCATCGTCAAGCAGGCCGCCGCCGTTGCCTTCGTCGCCGCCAAGACCGCCCCCAAGGGCCGCGTCGTCAACGGCGCTGCCGACCCGCACGCCCAAGACGCCGATGAGCTCGACGAGTCCGCCAGCCTCGCCGCGGCCAAGACCGCCAAGAAGACCGCCAAGGCCAAGGCGCCGACGACTGCGAAGCGCACCGTGACGTCCGCCGCCCTCGAACTGATCCGCGCCGGTAAGACCAACGTCGAGACCTTCGCCACCCTGCAGACTGAGTTCAGCCTCGGCGACGACAAGAAGACCTACCCCGCTTGGTACCGCCGCCACCTGCTCGTCAAGTTCGGTGAAGACTACTCCGCCACTGCGGGCGCCGTTGTCCGCGCTGCGAAGCCTGTGGTCAAGGTCAGCGCCAAGGCCCCGACCGCGCTCGAGGTCGCCACGACTGCCGTCAAGAAGGCGGCCGAGACGTCCAACGCCATCGTCCAAAAGATGATCGCCGACCGTGACGCGAAGAAGGCGGCCAAGGCCGCGAAGAAGAGCGCGTAAGATCTAACCCGCCGCTTCGAGCGCGGCGGACAGCGCGTAACGGATCAACATCGCACCCACGTTAGGCGTGGCGTAGGCGTTGACCGGCCCTGACAGACCCAGACGGGTACGCGCTGTCCACCGCGCTTAACGCGCACTGCTGAGGAGCACGTTCCATGGTACTGTCTCAATTCAAGCTGGGCGACCGCCTGATGCTCACCTTCCGTCGCATCGAGGGCTCGCGCGACGCCCCACGCGTCATCGAAGACCGCCGCGTGGCCGAGGTCCGCCTCCTCAACTGGAGGGACAACGGCCTCGTCACCTTCGGCCCGCGCGCCCTGGCCGATGGCGAGGCGCCGTTGCTCGACGCTGGCCAAGGCGCCTTCGACCCGCAGGCCTACGACTACGTCGGCGTGCGCCTCGACGTCAAGACTCGCCCCTACGGGATGGTACGCGTCACCAACCTCAGCCGCGCCGAGCGTCGCGTCAACGCGTACGAAACCGCGATCGAGGCCGGCGCCACACCGGGCGTCGCCGCCCAACTTGCGCTGAGCATGCAATGAACCACCACCAAAAGATCAAAGCGGCGGCCAAGGCCCTCGCGCCGTCGTGGGCCGCCGCTGGTCGAAGGGCCGCAATCAAGTCCTTCCTCAACGGCCTACTGCGGGTCGCGCCGACCCTCGTGACGGCAGTCCTTGTGACGGCAGTCCTCGTGACGGCAGTCCTCTTCTGCCTCGCGATGTCGGGCGTCATTCACCCGTACTAGCACTTGTCCCTGTGCATAGCGACCGTCTGTGCACTACAATGTCCCTACCGTAACTGCTGAGGAGCAAACCATGATCGACCCCCGGATCCTTGAGAAGATCACCAAGTGCTTGTCGCTCGCCGCTGACGATCGCGGCGACCCCAACACTGCGGCCATCGCTCTGCGCCAAGCCCAGAGCCTCATGGCCGCCCACGGCGTCAGCGAGTCGCACATCGACGCGTCAGGCTGCGGCCGCCAACAGTTCAAATCGGCCTTCAGCCTCGCGAAGCCCAAGGACTTCGAAAACGCACTCGTGTGGGCCGTCGCCAACGCCTTCGGGTGCGACGTGCTGTGGATCGCCTCGAACTCCGAGCGCTTCAAGGCGTACGGCCAGTGGGGTCAGTTCGTCTTCATCGGGCCGAAGGGCCACGTGGACGTCGCCCAGCACACGGCGATCGTCCTCCAACGCCAGCTGGTCAAGGCCCGTGCCGAGTTCGTGCGCGGCGCCTAC